CGCATGGTAAGGTTGCGGCCAATTATGAGATGATAAAACCTATGTGGGAATCATTTATATCGGAGAAGAGAGTTGGCGATCTCGCGGAGTTCTATACCACAACAAATAACTAAAGGTGGGACAATGGCAAAAGATGCATGTTACCGAAAAGTTAAAGCAAGATATAAAGTCTTTCCGTCAGCGTATGCTTCAGGAGCGATTGCTAAGTGCCGAAAAGTCGGAGCCAAGAACTGGGGAACTGGAGGAAAGAGTAAAACAACTAAAAGAAAGAGTAGATCTTCTAAACGCAAAGGTAAGACCTACTAATGGCTGAGACGAAACCAAAAAGAAAATTTAGAGGCAAGCCAGTTAAGGGCACCGCTGTGGCTCGAGGCTGCGGTTGTGTTCTGCCAAGGCGGCGGAAAAGAACTAAGGGTTCGGTGGAGCAGTCCTAATGGCGGTTCGTAAGACAAAAAAGGGTGCAGCGCTCAAGCGTTGGTTTAAAGAAGAATGGAAAGATGTTCGTACAGGCAAGCCCTGTGGCAGAAAGAAGGGTGAAAAACGTGGTGTCCCTTATTGTCGCCCGTCTAAGCGGGTTTCATCCAAAACCCCTAAAACGTCAAGCGAATTGTCTACAAGCGAAAAAAAGAGTAGAATATCCCAGAAGAAGCGTTTGGGACAACCTGCCGGTAAGCCAAGGCGTGTTAAATCTGTTAAGAGGAGAAAAAAATGAAGAAGAAAATGAAAAAAGGCTACATGGGCGGCGGAATGATCAGCCCTCGAAAAGAAATGGCAATGGGTTATCAAATGGGTGGTTCAGTTGCTGGAGATGTAAAACGCGCTGTGGGCATGGCACAAACTATTGGCGATGCAATGGCACAGGCTGTTGCAAAACCGCGTGGTGACGTAACCGGCATGAACGCTGGACGCATGGATCGCATGATGGGTACTTCTCGCAGGCCCATGTCGAGCGGCGGGATGCGTCCTCCAATGCGTAAAGGTACACTTGTATAATGGCAACTTCAGGTTCAAGGGATTTTGACCTTGATGTAGCGGACATCATTGAGGAAGCGTATGAGCGGTGTGGAATTGAGATTCGCACCGGTTATGATGCTCGTTCTGCTCGGCGTTCCTTGAATCTGATGTATGCGGACTGGGCGAATCGTGGCGTAAATCTTTGGACGGTGAAACAAGACACTCTGACTTTAATCAATGGTACGGCTACATATAATGCTGCTAATGGTCTTGCCTCACCGATGGCGGACATTCTTGAAGTAGCCTTGCGTAGATCAGGAACTGATTATGAGGTAGATCGTCTTAGTCGCGGTGAATACTTAAATGTGCCAACAAAAACAACCACAGGCAGACCCAGTCAGTTTTATTTCAATAGACAAGTCAGCCCTGAAATGACCTTATGGCCTGTGCCTGAAAATAGCACGGATCAGCTTGTATACTATTATATCACACGAATAGAAGATGCTGACGCGCTCGTTAATACAACGGATGCCCCCTTTAGGTTTTTGCCTTGTATGGTTGCTGGTCTTGCATACTATTTATCTATTAAAAAGGCTCCAGAACGAGTTCAGCTTTTAAAAACGGTGTATGAAGAAGAGTTCCAGCGTGCGGCAGATGAAGATGAGGATCGTGTGTCACTCAAATTGACACCTAGTATTCAATATTTGAGGGTGTAATGGCTAGATATGCGTCAGGAAAAGATGCGTATGGGATTTCAGACAGGTCTGGATTTCAGTTTCGTTTAAGAGATATGCGAGAAGAATGGAATGGTCTACTTGTAGGTCCAGATGAATATGAACCAAAACACCCGCAGTTAGAACCGCCTAGAGTTGGCCCAGATCCTCAAGCGTTAAGGAATCCGCGTCCGGAACAGGCTTTAGATCAACAACGGAACATTCAATGGAGTTGGAATCCTGTTGGTGGTCCGCCCACTAATCCAATTAATCCGCCGAATAACTTGGAGGCGTTAGGCCAAGTAGGGGTAGTTACGGTAACGGTGACATAATGGCATTTACATACACAGAATTACAACAGGCGATACAAGACTACACAGAGAACAACGAAACTACTTTCGTTAATAATATCCCTGTATTCATAAGACTTGCAGAGGAACGTATTCTTAAATCTGTACAACTAAACCTGTTTCAGAAGAATGTTTCTGGTGTAATGGCCAATGCTAACCAGTTTTTAGCGTGTCCGACTGACTTTTTGGCACCTATGTCTTTGAGTTTTACAGATGCTAATGGTGACCAGTCTTTTCTGTTATTTAAAGATTTGGACTATGTTCAGACATACACTCCAGACCCTGCGACAACTGGCAACCCCCTTTATTATGCACAATTTGATGTAAGTAATTTTTTGCTTGGGCCAACACCTAACGCTAATTACGTTACGACACTTCATTATTTGTATCGGCCTCCTAGTTTAACAGCGGGGGCTGGCACTGGAACGACTTGGTTAAGCGAAAATGCTGAAATTGCCCTATTATATGGTTCTTTAATTGAGGCCTATGTGTTTATGAAAGGCGAACAAGACGTATTAGGGGCGTACAATGCTAGATTTGGTGAGGCTTTATCCCGTCTTAAAAACTTTGGTGAGGCTCTTGAGATATCTGATGAGTATCGCACAGGACAAATTAGGAGGCCAAAAACATAATGTTTAAGGCAATAGTAGATATGCCGGAAGATTTTTCGGTGTCCGTTCAAACCACAAGTAATCGAGGGTTTACACCTGAAGAAGTGGCAGAACGCTGTGTGGATCGTTTGATCAGTGTATCGGATCAAGCTCATCCTGCCATTCGTGACCAAGCAAATGCATATAGAAAGCATATGTTGGCGGTTGTAGCTTTTTACATGCGAGAAGCAATAAAAAGTGATAGAACTACGGTACATAACGCCCTATCTGAGGCAGGTTATGCAAAACTTGCCGAACAAATAAGGAGACTGTGACATGGCATTTACGGGCAATTTTATGTGTACGAGCTTCAAAAAAGAGTTACTTGAAGCTGTTCACAACTTTAAACTTTCAGGCGGTAGCACGTTCAATTTAGCGCTGTATGACAATAACGCTTCATTTACTGCGGCTACAACCGCTTACACAGCTACAGACGAGGTATCTGGAACTGGTTATTCAGCTAAAGGCGCGGCACTTACGAGAGTAGATCCTACTACAAGTGGGACTACAGCATTTACTGACTTTGCAGATCTTACGTTTAGCACGGCTACAATCACTGCTCGCGGTGCGCTTATCTTTAATGATTCCGCAGCAGGTGACCCATCCGTAGTTGTTTTAGACTTTGGTTCAGACAAAACATCAACCGCAGGTGACTTTACAATTGTATTTCCAGCGGCAGATGCGAGTAATGCAATAATCCGGATCGCCTAAACATGGCTGATATCATCGTTCCAATAGGCGGCTGGGGTCGTGGTGGTTGGGGCGAAGATCCGTGGGGTGAAAGTGGCTTTCCCTTTGCTACGGCATCGGTAGGCTCAGTCACTGTTGTTGCGGAAGCTAACGCTCCAGTTACTGGACTTGCAGCCACAGGCGGCGTGGGTTCTGTCACTGTTGTTGCGGAGGCCAATGTAGGAGTCACTGGACTTGCAGCTACAGGCGGCGTAGGTTCTGCTACTGTTACAGCGGATTCCAATACGAGTGTTACAGGTGTTACAGCCACAGGTGCAGTAGGTTCGGCCACTGTTACAGCGGATTCCAATACGAGTGTTACAGGTCTAGCGGCTACAGGCGGCGTAGGTTCTGCAACCGTTACAGCAGACGCCAATGTAGCTCTTACAGGTGTTACAGCCACAGGCGCAGTAGGTTCGGCCACTGTTGATGCAGAAGCAAATGTACCTGTTACTGGTTTGACAAGTACAGGTGGTGTAGGCTCAGTTACAGTACAGGCCGATGCCAACGTAGCTCTTACAGGTCTAGCAGCTACAGGCACTGTAGGCTCAGTAACAACAAACGCTGACGCCAATGTCTCAGTTACTGGTCTAGCAGCTACAGGTAGTGTAGGCTCAGTAACTATAGAACTTGGAATGACAGTTAGTGTCACTGGTTTGTCGTGTTCTGGTATAGTTGGGAGTGTAAGCACAACAGCAGATGCGAATGTTTCACTAACTGGTGTTTCAGCTAGTGGGGAAGTTGGATCTGTACTTGTTTGGGGTACTATTGTGCCAAATCAAAATCCGAGTTATACTCCTATCGCTCCTACGCAAACGCCGGCATGGGGTGAGACCACTCCGGCGCAGACACCAAATTGGACAAACATAGCAGCGTGAGAGGCGATCTAAGATATGGCTAGTACATACACAACTAATTTAGGTATTGAAAAACCAGCGACCGGGGAACAGTCAGGAACTTGGGGCGCTACAACCAACACTAATTTTGACATCCTTGATCAAGCAATTGGCGGTATTGAAGCGGTTACGCTTTCAACGGCTGGGTCAAGTGTATCTCCTACAGCGCTTCCGATCACGGATGGTGCGGTGTCCACGGGTCGTAATAAGTATATTGAATTTGTGGATGGCGGAGATTTAGGCGCAACTGCTTATGTACAGCTTACGCCTAATGATTCGGAAAAGGTCGTATATTTCCGTAACAGCTTATCTGGTTCACGTTCCATCCTTATATTTCAGGGCACTTACAGTTCAAGCCGAGATATCGAGATTCCGAATGGAAAAGATGTTGTTCTAAAGTTTGACGGTGGCGGATCTACAGCTATTGTCACATATCTTCAAGCAAATGAATATTATGTTGGTAACACTCAGCTTGTTGGTAACCTTGACGTAGACGGCGGTACAATCAAGCTGGATGGTAACTATCCTGTTGGTACAGGCAACGTGGCTTTGGGTGACCAAGCACTTGATGATGGCAGCTTATCTGGTGCCGCAAACGTGGCGATTGGACAAGAAACGCTCACAGTGAATACCACTGGCTATTATAACACAGCACTTGGCTATTATTCTTTAGCAGCTAATGTTTCAGGAGCCGACAACACGGCTGTAGGCAGACAGTCATTAAGATACAGTACAGGCAGTTATAATACGGCGGTTGGCTCTACTGCTCTATTAAACAACATCGAAAGCTACAACACAGCTACTGGTTATCAAGCCGGCTATGCAAATACTACTGGCATTTCGCTTACTGCAATGGGTTATAAAGCTGGCAATGCAAATACCACTGGAAACAATAACACCGCTGTTGGTAGCGATAGTTTCAAGCTAAACACAACAGGTGCAAGTAATACTGCACTAGGTGCTTCAGCATTGCTAAACAACACCACCGCAGATGGCAACACGGCTGTTGGGTTTGAGGCTGCTTTCAGTAATACAACAGGCACAAACAATGTGGCCCTTGGACGTGCGGCCCTTTACGACAACAGTACAGGCACTCAAAACACTGCATTAGGACGCTCTGCGTTAGAAAACAACACCGCCGCTAGCAACAATACAGCAGTTGGCTATCAAGCTGCTTACACTAACACAACGGGCAGCAACAACATCGCAGTGGGCAAGCAAGCCTTGTACTACAACACGACAGGTACATCAAATGTAGCTATCGGACATGTAGCAATGCACCTAAACACCACCGCATCCCAAAACACAGCAGTTGGCTATCAGTCTTTGTATACTAATACCACTGGCGCAGAAAACACCGCAGTCGGTTACAATACTCTTTACGCAAACACCACTGGTAACTACAACACGGCAGTGGGTAAAGTTGCTTTAGACGCAAACACCACCGGCTCTTTTAATACTGGTTTAGGTTACAGGGCATTAAGTTCAAACACCACCGCAACCCACAACGTAGCAGTGGGTTATGAAACCCTCTTTTCAGTTACTACCAACGGTGACAACACTGCTGTTGGGAACTATGCCCTTCGCAGCAACACATCAGTTAGAAATGTTGCTATGGGTTACACTGCGCTGTATGCAAATACATCCGGTTCAGATAACGTAGCTTTGGGTACTACATCTTTAAGGTTTAATACAACTGGTAGCCTTAACGTGGCGGTAGGAAAAGAAGCCTTAAGAAACAACACCACCGCAGGCAACAACACGGCAGTGGGATATCTGGCTCTTTATAATACCCAAACTGGTAGTAGCAATGTGGCAATAGGTGCTGAAGCTGCGTATAACGCAACATCTACTTATGTTACTGCTGTAGGGAGAACTGCTGCTTATAGTACCACAACAGGAAACATTTGTGCGGTTGGATATCAAGCCGGATTTTCAAACACTACCGGAACAGGAAATACTGCTGTAGGCCGTTACCGGCCTTTATATTACAACACAACAGGTTCTAATAATACCGCTATAGGTGACCAAGCACTATTTAATAACACCACCGCCGTCAGTAACACTGCTGTTGGTTATCAAGCGATGTATAATAATACCACTGGCACACGCAACGTGGCTGTGGGTTATCAGGCGTTAGAGAACAACATTTCCAATAGTTACAACGTGGCTGTGGGTTATGATGCTTTAAGAGAAAATCAAGGTGGCACACAAAACACTGCCGTTGGTGACTCTGCTTTGCTTAATAACACAACCGGTACTTATAATACAGCGGTGGGTCAGGGTGCGTTGGTGAGTAACACCACCGCAAACAACAACACTGGTTTCGGACTTAACGCTTTGTATAACAGCACTACTGGCACAAACAATGTAGCGATTGGAAATTCTGCTCTAGATGCAAATACAACAGGTGGGCAAAATATCGCAGTAGGGCGTAATGCGCTTGGTGGAAACACCACAGGAACGGATAATACCGGCATTGGCTTTCAATCATTAGAAGTACTCACTACAGGCGTATACAACACCGCTATTGGTCGTAATTCTGGTGCTGCAATGACTACTGGTTCGAGCAATACCATCATTGGTCGCTATGACGGCAACCAAGGCGGCTTGGACATACGCACTGGAAGCAACAACATCGTGCTGTCGGATGGCGATGGTAATCCTAGAGCAATGTATATACTGCATAGTGGCACTAGATTTTGGGGTTTCAATCTATCAGATGCTGACCAACCTGCTGTTTATACTTATACTTCTGGTGGTGGCATCAGTTTGAGAGAAGATGGTCTTCTTAGCACCGCAAGGGCTGGTGGAAACTCATGCAATTTTTCCAGAACAGTTGATGATGGGGCCATTGTTAGTTTTACACAAAATGGTAGTACGGAAGGTAATATTTCTGTATCAGGTACAACCGTCACCTACAACGGTGGTCACTTGGGTCGTTGGTCTAGACTGCTT